CTATTTTAGAAATAACTCTTACATAAGCTTGTTCTGCTGTAAGACCATCTTCTGCAACATACCTATTAAATCTTTCTAAAGCATCTTGTGTCATTTCTTTATCTTCAGTAGTAAAACCACCAGAACCTATAAATAAACCAGCAACACCTTCCATATCTCCAAGATTTACTCTTAATCTTCTATAGAAATTTTTATAATCATCATGCTTAGTAGGATCTTCTTTAAAATTCTTAATAAGCTTAGATAATATTGTTGTATCTTTAATATTAGTATTTTCTAAAAAATCTCTAGAAGAACTATAAACGTTTTGTATATCGTCTAATTCATTAACACTTTCAGCAATAACTATTTGATTATTTATTCTATTAATAAAATCTTGATCTGAAATTTTATCTGGATTTGTATATAAATCTATTAACGCATCATATTGAGCTGAATTAATTTCTGAATTATCTCTTAAATCGTGTATCTCATCTATTGTAGGTCTATTATCTTCATCAATTATTCTATTACCTAATTCAGTAAATAAATTTATTTGATTGAACTCTCTAATATTTACCTTTTTATCATTTGCTAATAATTCTTCTTCAGCAGCAGATAAGAAAGCATTTTCAGCTTTTCTAAGATACATTGCTCCTTTTTGTGGACCATATTGTTCTATAATTTCTTCTCTAGATAACAAAACATCTAAAGGTGAATTTTTTATACCTAAATTAATTAAAGTTTCGTTTTTAAGATATTCGTACTCATCCATCTTTTTTTGTAGTTTATCAGGAGAGTATTTAGCTTGTTGTACTGGACTATTAAACCAAACTTCAAATTCTTTATCACCAGCTGATCTAATACTTGCATCTGGATTGGTTCTTTGAAGTAAATTATTGTTTAAAAAATTAACGTCATTTTTATTATTTTCTTCAGCAGTTCTTGCCATTACCGCTTTATAAAGAGCTGAATTATTTTTTATTCTTTCTTTATTAATAAACGTATTAACTAAATTTTTTACAGTTTTATTTTCAGCAGTTAAATCAATTTCATAAGCACCAGCCATTGTTTCTTCAGCTAATTCAAGATTTGTAAATTGTGAAGCTTCAAATAAAGACTTATCAATCTGTTTAGATTTATCTGTTATAATTTCGTAATATCTGTTTTGATCTTCTATAAGTTTTTGATCCTTTTTTATTGTTTCAAATTGTTTTGCAGCTTGTGAAACGTTAGCTCCAAGTTGTTGATAAAAACTGATTGGTTGAGCTAATCTTGTTAAGTTTGGTGTTTGTGATTGTTTAACACCCATTTGAGATTGATAAATTTTTAATCTAGCCATTATCCTAATAAACTCCCACCATCTTTTTTATTTTGTTGCATTTTAGAGGCAGCTTTCGCACCTTCACTAGCAGCAGTTAAAACACCTTGTGTCATTGCTTGATCGCCTTTTGCTTCTAATAATAAAGACTGATTTTCCATATCAGTAATGTCAGTAGATAAATTATAATCAGCAATAGCTAAATCGGTTGCTTGATTAACCTTAAATGCTTGTGCTGTAAAAAATGTAGTAGTACCTGGTCTAAACTCTGCACCTGATCTTAATAAATTTACAAAAAATTCAGAGTATGCTGATTTTTGATTTTTTAATAATCTAGGTTTATCTATTTTATTATAAACAGCTTTTTTTCGTTCTATTTGATTTCTGTTTAATTCTGCTTGTTTATCAAATAACTCTTTATTGTATTTACCAGCTTTAAAAGCACCTACAGCTGCTATTACGTTTCCAATCCAACTCATATTAATAAATTATTCCTAATTGATAATAATCTGATCCATCTGGACCATATTTCTTTTTTAAACCTTCAATTTCAAAACCACACCAGGTAGCAAATCTTAATCCTCTATCAAAGTTTGATTTTACTGAAGTTTGTAATCTTCTAATTTTATGTTTTTTACAAGTATCATCTTGTAATTCTTTTATAGTTCTTGCAGCTAATATTTTTATATCAAATATATTTCTACTACCTAGTACCCAAGCCTCAGCCACACCATCCCATAATTGTACTATCCCACAAGCAAATATAGGTTTACCGTTATCAACGTAAGTAAACGCCTGACCTTTTTTTGAAAAATTACATAATCTAACTTCATCGTAAGTTGCGTCTATATCCATCAACTTATCGTTAAGGCCATTTGCAATTAATTCGTCTGCGTGTTTTTTTTCAAATAAAATTATCTTACCCATCGCTTGTGACTAAAGTCGGATATATAGCTAACACTGAACACGGTAACGGTTGATCTTGTTTTACAAAAATAAAACCGTCTGAGTTAAAATCATCGTTAAATTCTATTTCTTTGTCACCAGCTAAAAATGTAGATACTGGAGTTCCCATTGGTGATGATGTAGTTCTAAATGGTATAGTTTCTAAATTAGTCAAACTTGGACCAACTTTTACACCAACGGTTTCAAACAATCTTAAAACAACTTTACTAATTCTTTTAGTCTTGCCTTGAGAAGTACCTTCAGCAGCTCCGCCTTCTATTCGCATGGTCTGTAAAACGCTATCATACGATAGACCAACTACAGCTTTTGTTACTGATCTGTCCAAGGTTATGCTTCCTGAATTTACAACCTTATTAGTATGAGCTGATCCATCCGCTAGGATTGATACCGATTGTCCTTCTAAATGTGAAAGACCTGATAGTGTAGTTGTTGCGGAGCCATCATAAGTTAGATGACTATCTAAAAATCTAAAATTAGTACTATCTGTTTCGTCAAAATCAAAATCAGAAAAACATTCTACATATCTTTTAGTAGCACTGTTAATTGTTCTTTTTACAATAACCCAAAGCTCATCTTCATTTAAAGTTCCAGATATTGTTGCAACACTTTCAACTACTGCATTACCAGTTCCAAAAGCACCACCTAATATGTGTCTATGCCAAGCTGTAACTTGCTCTGCTCTTTGATAAGTTAATCCTGATAAAACTCCATCATCTCTAACACACCATAAAATACTATCTGGTGATTGTTGATACGCCATTTCATTAACACCGCTTGTAGTTACAGTATCGTTAAGAATAGTCATATCAGCAGCTTGATAACCATCTACATCAAAGTTATAGGCTAATTCTCTTATTTTTCTTTTTGCTCTTTGTAAAAACAAAGTAGCGTTACCAGCTGGTTGAGCATCAACATTAGCTGAACCGTAAGAACTTTGTCTTTTAATAGCTATGTTTGTAGGCGTTATTGCTGCATCCGTACCATCAGCAGAAACTGTAAATTCACCACCAGTCGTTCCAACTATTAAAGTTCTTTGTGCTTTTAAAAATTGTATTGCGTTTACCTGGTTAGATGCAATCGTATAAATCATTGCATCATCTGCATCAGTTCCAGTTGTCATGTTCTCATAATCACCTGACTTTGAGAAAAATAATGTTTGTGGATTATTATTTGTATTTGCAAATACTAAACGTTGTTCAAAGAATGATACACAACTAGGTCTATTATTTGATCCTGATATTCCTGGTGAAGGTGAACCAGAAAATGAAACTGTTGCTAAGGTCCAAGATGTATGACCAGTTCTACTTAATTTTCTTACATCGTGATTAGGATGACATAGATACATGACGTCTGCACTTTGCGCAAACTTAATATCAAATAATTCTGATGTAGCATAAGGTGTTGCTATTTCATAAGCAGAGCCACCTGACAATATCTGACCTTTATCTTTAAAAAATCTAATATAATTATTACCAAACTCCATAATGTAAGTTTGAGTAGTAGAAAATTCAAAAGGTATTAATCTTGTTTTAGCGGCACTTGATTTTATTTCTGCAATAAACTGAGTACCTACTCTTCTTGTTGCTGCACCTTGAGGATGAACTAAGAAGTTTTCTAAAGTTTTGCAACTTGTATTATATTTTTGAAAGTCAGTTCTACCATCTAATTTAGCTGAAAATTCACCACTAACGAAAGATGTTAAAGCAAGAGTTGTTCTAGGCATAAAATTTGTAAAGTTATTATAAAAATTTAATTTAGTAATTGATCTTTAGGTCAAACATTGGAGGTTAAAAGAACTTAAAGGTCAAAACGAAAACACTAGATAACAGCAATAATGGCGATTGGATTTGACGGTTCAGTCGCCATTTCTTTTTACAGTCGAGCATCCGTAAATTCGTTGGCCTCTAGAGTATCAATAGAATTTTCTGTTGCATCTATAAATCTAGCTTCTCTTAATCTTTCATCTGCTCTAGCCATATAATTATTTGCTAACGTTGCATTGTTAGTAACGGCATAAGCTAAATCAGCAGCTAATTGATGTGAAATACTTTCCTGAACAAAAGCATCATAATTATTTGGATCTGTATCTAAAGCTACATAAACTAAAAATACTGTTCCTTCATTTGTCTTAATTTTTCTTCCTTCAATTTTATATTCCAAAGCTGAAGCTACACTATCTGTAGTACCGTTATGTATTTTAAGAACTCTTAAACAATCAGTCGGTAATGTATATTGATTAGAAAATTCTATAACTGGAGATGCACTATCTTTTGCTAATTGAACTCTTTTAATTAAACAGTTCCAAGGATGTGATCTAAAAATTCTATTTCTTACTGGCTCGTATCTTTGATTACAAAGCCTAGCGTTTTTTGTATCATCAGTTAATGCACTAATTGTGCTAGCACCTAAAAGGTTTAATGCTGAATTACAAATATCTACTACTGATGCCATTATGCGTTTTCTCCTAATTGTTTACACTCAAATTTAATAACTAATTTTTTCTTCTCTATAATTGCTCTTTCGTAATCTTCCATTTGTTGAAGACCTCTAAATGTACTTTGTGCAACAGCATAACCAGCATCTACACAATCAAAATGATTTGTGAATTGATAACCAGCAACTGTACTTGATGGACACGAATTATTAATCGTGCTGCACATATATAAAATTAAAATATATTTCATTGAAATTCTGTAGCCTGGCGGATTGCTCCGCCAAGCCATAAGTTGTTAGCGATTACTCAACTGAGTACATAACCCAACAAAAAATAGTACCAGAAGCAGTTGCGCCTCCAGTAGTTATTAAGATGTCAGTTTCCGCAGTTGTTCTGTAACCTAAACCAGTGACAGCTGGAATCGGAGCGCCAGTTGAACTACCAGCCAACATTGACTGAGATTGTCCAGCGACATTCCATGTACCTACTACACCGATATATCTGTCATCGTCTCCACTATCACCTACCTTTAAAGTTACACTTGATCCAAGAGCATCGCATTTAACGATAACATCGTGGATAGTTGCATTTTTAGGTATTCTAGCGATCGTGATGTCAGATCCGCTTGCTAGTGAAGAAGCTTCAAAAGTATCGTGAGATACTCTGATTTTTCCACCAGCATTTTCGCTACTCACTTTAACGATAGGAGTAGCATCCATGTTAGTGATATTTACACCTTTAACACTTGCCATATTTATATCCTCCTATGATTAAGCTTCGTGAGCTTGAATTGTGACTACTTTTTCTTCTTCCATTCTAGTAGCTCCGATTGACTGACACACGTAAATTTGCGTAGAATAACCTTTATCCGAACGCTCATCTATTCTTGTCATTAAGTCTTGACCGATAGCCATCTTAACACCATCCATAGCGTAAGCTAGGCATAGTCTTTTAGAAGATGCGATTGATAGTCTGTTTGACACTATAAAGTTAAAACCAAGAAACGTATTAACTTCTCCGTTCGCCAACGCTTTTACAGTGTTGAAGTCAGAAGATGTAACTTGTGTAGTTGCTAACAAATCAGAAATTTGTTTTGGTCCTACAACAATGTATCTTGGAATTGACGGATCTACTGATGCGCTATCCATTTTCTCTTTTGCAGATCTAAGTTTAGCGATAGTTAATCCATCTGTTCCACTTTCAGTGATAGCTTGCGCACCAGGTAAAGCAGTAGATGTACTACCAGTTTCACCAGTGAACGCTGTTCCACTGATTGCGGAAATTATTTCGTCATCTTGCGCACGGCCTAATGCAAATGCAGCGGCTTGAGCGTAACTTGACGTTGGATCGATTAGAGTTCTAATCTTATCCTGATTGTCGATAAGATCAGCGTATTCATAATCTACCAATGATACTCTTCTTCGGCTGTGAGGTGTATCAATTTGAGGCGTATCCCCATGACGAGTTGTTCTCTTCACGGCTGTTGCAACACCTACTTGATCGAAGAAAGCATTTTTTCCAACAATACTTTCAACATCTACACTACCTCTAAGAAGACTACCTTTTTGTTGTGATAGCATTTGTACATTGTTGCTGTATTGCTGTACAAAAGCTGTAGTAATTTGAGATGACATAATTGTCTCCTCCTCTTATTGGTTGATTGTTTGATTTATCGATTTGATTGTCCGTCAATGACGGTTCTTATCTTTACCTTTATAGTCGGCAATTAGACTTTACTCGAAGCGGTCTTTTTAGATTGTCGCTTAGAATTTTGTTTTACCCAGTCAAAGTATAGATCTGCAACTGGTATTGGATTTCTCCGCTCATTCTCAGGCGCAAACTCTGTAGCTAGTCTTAAACATTCAAGTTTAATTTCTTGATCTGTTATTTCACCTTGAGGTTCAAACTTTTCGTTAGCCATTATGATTGGTTTTTAAGTTCATAAAGTCTTTGAACTTCACCAACAGCTTTACGATGGTTAATATGAGTTTTATCCCAATATGCAGAACCAGGTTGAGTTAAGCTTTCTATTTCACCGTCTATTTCTTTTACAGTCATAGCAGATGTAGCTTCACCTTGAACAATACCGTCTTCTGACATTTTAGAAGCAAGATCAGCAAAAGCTCTAACTACTTGTGGATGGTTTCCTAATACAGATCCATCTGCAAGTTTTGTGTTACGTAGAAAATCTGGACCAAAAGTATTAGTCGCTAAATTTCTAGCTTGAGCTATTTTTAAATCATAAGCTGGTCCGTACTCTTTTCTTAGTTCGACTTCAGCTTCTGCTTTTGCAGCTTCTTCATTAACCAAAGCATTTTGATCTGATTGTTCAGCTATAGAATTATAATAATTAATAATTCCTTCAGCTTGTTTTGGTAATAAACCTAACTTGTGAGCTTCTTCAGAAAAAGCTTTTAGTGTACTCTCTTCAAGCTTTGTTTCTTTAGGTAAGTCATATTTATAACCATCAGGTGTTTCAGGTCTACCTAGTCTATCATAAACAGCTTTCCAATCTTCATCGGTAGCCATTTTATTTGGTACTGGTATTTTATCTGCACCTACTAATTTTTGTGAGTGTAGATAAGACTTCACAAAATCATCCATATTGGAAAAATTTTGTAAAGATTTTTCTTCTTTATAATCCTCAGGAATAAGAGATTGAAAATCTACTTGTTGTTCTTGAGGTGGTTGCGATTGATCTAATACTGTAGCTTCTTGCTGAGTATCAGATTGCGCATTTGCAGTTGTCTGATCCATAGTTTACTCCTTCTTTGAGATCATCGCTTTTATGAAAAGAAGAACTGATCTTTGACCTTCCATAAATGCGGTTTCGGTTGTGCTGTCTTTACTAAACGTTGATACGTTATAGTGACATCGTTTTTCTAAATCTGAGATGACTTGTGCGCCTTCATCAGATCCAAAGACTATTTTGTAATGTTTTATTAAGTCTTTTAATTTATTGTTGTTTGCCATTTATTGCTTGCACTAGAGGCGCAGCATTTTTTGCTTGTTCAGATTGCATCATTTCCATTTGCATCTGAGCTTGAGCTGCTTGTTGTTCTTGACGGACAGCTCTAACTTCTTGAACTTGTTTATCAGACTTAATCATTTTAGCTGGTAAACCTAAAATATTTATTATCTGTTTAACTAAACCATTTTCATCAATGTAATCAGTTACTGGAGCAATGTTTGATATAGAACCAAATAATTCTAATCCTCTCATTATACTTTCTAACTGAGAACCTTTTTGTGCGATTGCTACTGGAGAAACATATTCAATATCCACTTCTTGATTTGTTAATGCTTCAGGAGCTGGAAAGAATTGTTTAGTTCGCAACATAATATTAAACACTCTAGTAATTAAAGGTTGTAATAATTCTTGTTGTAATCTTCCAATTACTGGACCTAAAATCTTCATCTTCTCTTGGTTACGTTGCATAACTTCAGTCGCTGTCATTGTTCTATTTTCTTGAATTAACAGCTGGTCGACATGAAATGTACGTGAGATAGATCTTCGTCTTTGATCTTCCATATTAAGACCTAACGGATTGTTAGCTCCAATATTCAAAGCTTCAATTCTATCTCTAGAACCAGATCGATAATAATTTAATGATCCAGGCGCAGTTCTGATTGGCAATATCATTGCATCATCAGGAACCAACAAAGGCGGATCCACTTGCTTTTGCGCAGCCTTCATTGATACTTCTACCATTTTGTTAAGTACCTTAACATCAGCTAAAGAGTTCATACCAGGCGATCTGCCATAGATTTCGTTAGATGCTTTTAAGTATCTTGGAACGACATAAGGAAATTCTCTAAAGCCACCGATAGAAATTATGTGTCCAGTTTCAAATTCCATATAAACGGATTGAAACGGCATATTCTTTTTATCTAATTTTCGTGGATCAATAATGCTTCTTGGTTTTACAACGTGTACTAACTCAATGTCATCAAACGGTGTTTTTTGAAACTTAACTAATAAGTCTCTACTTACATTATCTTTACCAAATCTTTCTAATGCTGCTTTCGCAGTCATTTTAAATTTTCTATACATTGTATCTACAAAACCTTTTTCGTTTTCAGTGATGTAGATTTCTTTAATGTGTCTAGCAGAGAACCTAATAATATCGTCTTGGTCCTCTTCTATAAATAAGCATGAAGTACCAAAAGCTATAAGATCATGATACGCTTCAAAAACCTCTTGTTGAAAGTTTGATCTAGCAAAAGCAATGTACATTTTATCCATTGCATCTTCCAACCATTCTTTAGCCTCATCGCTATCATTTAAAATAGCTTCTTTGTATCTAAGCTGAAACCATCTGTTGGCCTGAGATGTCAGCATACCGTGCAAAGAACTAGATAATAATTCTAGACTATGTACAGCTGTACTATCAAAAATCTGTACATTTCTCTTATCACCTTTACTTCTTTCTTTATTTATATCTGACTTTCTTGGAAGCATATAATCAGCTACTTCTTGCCAATGGCTTTCCCAGTTTTGTCTTTTAGTTTGTAGACGTGATAAATTATCTTTTAGTTCTCTTGCGAGTTCTCTAAATTCTTGTGTTTGCATATTAGCCTAATAATACTTTTTTAGATAATGTAAGTTCATCATCTGGAACATTTAAAATAGTTGCTCTTCTACCTTTTCTTTTAATCTTTAATAATCTTTCTGCTTCGCTTTCTTCTACTGGCATTTCAACTTCTGTTGGTCCAGTAGGAGCCGCATCAACAGCAGCTTGTTGAACTCTCTTTGTTACTGGTTCAGTAGATGCAGTTTTAGCAAGTTCTATTCCTTGATTTTTATTGCCACCTTCATCACGATTTGGAGCTGTTGGTCTTCTTTCAGGTGTAACTCCAGCTGCTTGACCTTCATAATCTAAAACATTTTGTTTTGATTTTTTTGCACTTTTTTTAATCGCTCTAATAACGGCTCCAGTTACTCCGCCACCTCTAATAAAATCTCCAACTGCTTTTGCAGCTTTTCTTCCTTCGTTTCTGCTTGATGCTCTTTGTGCATCTCTTTTAGTTCCATAAGAACCACTTGATTTTCTTCCAGCTGGACCGACACCTCCGCCTCCTCCAGTTGAATTTCCTCCGCCAAATCCACCCATATTATTATCCTCCTAATAAAGTCCTTTTGTTAATATTTTCGTCTTCAATTTCGTTAAGACCTTGAGAGCTAGTAAGAATAGTTGATCGTCTACCTTTACGTCTTCTTTCTTCTTTAGTTAATTCTTGCTCTACTTCTTCTTCTCTTACTTCGTCATCCACTTCAGGAATATCTTCCATAACTGGTTGAATAAATTTTGGTGGATCAGGATTAAATATTTTTTTTATAAAACTCATAAAAGCCTTTTTATAAAATTGCTAAAAAAATTATTATTACAGCCACAACTGCACACGTTGTTTTATGTTCTTTAATTATATGTGGAATATGTTCTTGTAGTTTCATTATATTACCTTGTAATCGTTAATTGCTGTTTGTTGTCTTGTTACGTTTGTATCTTTTAATCCTTCATATCCAGTTGCCATTACTCTAACAGCATCGCAAAAGTGACTGGACCAGGAGTGAACTGGTTTTGTATTAAACACTCTTTCTTTTTCAGAGTATTTTCTATGATAGTGTCGCAAAGCATTTACAAGATCTTTGCAATTATCTAGATCAATAGTACATCTCGGCAGCAAAACCTTAACTGCGTGGATGCCATCTTCGAGCGGTGTTTTATTTACCACTCTAAATTTTATACCTAACTGATAAGCTACTTCTCTTCTTGATCGACCGCTTGTAAACTCAGTAACCTCAATATCGTGTGGCGCATAATGCGTTCCGTAAACATAAGGTTTAGATTTAAGAACTTCTACATAATGCGGTAAAGCTTGGTTTCTGTTTGCATAGCAATCAATAATATTAATGCTATGACCTACTTCTTGAAAAAACACTATTGTTGTGTCGTCTTTCCAACCAAGATCAAATGCAGTATGTACTAAATAACTTGGATCGTAAGGTACTGTAGTAATCTTTTTCTTCTCTTCTAAATCAGAGATAATATCACCATAAATAGAACCAGGCTGATTACCAGTAAAACTACATTCAAATTCTTGTTTGAATTTAGCTTCTCCCATAACGGTAAGAGCATTATCCAATTCTTCAGGATCAATAATTTTTGTTTCAGATGCTCTAGCAGTATA